CAAGCCATGCAACAGCCGATGATGAAGATGGCAGGGGGTGGCAAGTTTCCTGATTTAAATAAAGATGGTGAAATTACACAGGCTGACATCCTCAAAGGACGTGGCGTTATCTAAACGTACCTGCCCGACTTCTCCATGATTTCTTTTGACATAGAACTTAGGTAACGAACGAGAGACGCTACAGAGTGTGCGCCATCATAATCAGGCAGTCCCTTGTTTATTACCTTCTCTAGTTCCTCTGGGTTTATACAGTCGGACAGAAGTTCTACCTTGCCGTTCTGTAGCAAATTCGCTTCGAACTTAAATAGAAATGCTTTTTTTGACATCAGATAACTCACTTATCGGAAGGTTGTAACAGTCAGCCCTGAACTCAAAGCTGTTTGCGGGATCTATGTCGCCCCGCTTATATTTCGTTGCCTTCGCATAAAAATCTGATTTAGATATTTCACCTAATATCCACGCTACCGACATGTCTCCCAAGATGCGTACGAACACGTAGTTGTCGCAGTCTTGAGTGGCACCGTGTGCCGCCACTGAGCATTCGTAGTGTGGATAGGGACGTGTGTTGCAGCGTTTCGTCTTCACATCGATACGCTCCCCGTCCCTGACTATATCGTAGTCGTACGTGCTAGTCTCTGTAGCCCCTGTGAGGTCCGCTACAATCACCTCGCCAATCGCGCCTACAACATGACTCTTACTGCCTGTTATGCTGCCCTGTAGATTACCTACTTGGGCAGCTTTCTTTTTTGCGCGACTAACTATCTCAGGTGTTATAGCTATTTGTATCATGCTGCACTCAGATCTACGACTTCACACACTCCCGCCGTGCAAGCCAGTTCGCGTGATCCCGTGGTGTTATCCTCCCGTTCGAAGTCTGTGAGTCGTGACCAATCCAAGTTCACATAAGTCATACGATCTTTCCATTCAAGATACTCGTCAGGTTCTATGTCTTGATACGGTTCTTGTTGGTACGTGTGATCACTAAACGGAAGAAACGACACACCAGATGCCACGTCGAAGTTTTCGTACACCCACGCACCTACCTCCATCCACTCATTCTCTTTTACGGTGACAGTGATAGATGGTTTGTGTTCACACCAGTGTATGGCGTATGTCTTCCACAACTCTAGCTGCTCAATAGCGGTAGTATCTGTACGAGTTACGGCACCGTCAGGTGACCTCATAGGAAAAGAAAACACGGTGGTTGAATCTGGCTTTGTTACGTCCCGTTCTGCAGGAACACCAGAGTCCATCATAAATTGAGTTAGTGGGTCTTTGTTATCTGCGCGAACCGTACGAATGTAATAGTTGTTGTGTCTAGCGTGTATACCGCTTGCTGCGTCCACTAGCTGAGACACAGTGCCCGATGGCTTGACACAGGTAATGGCACTGCTTTGTGGGATTCCTAGAGTCTGGGCATACTGTCGATTCGTTTCTATCGCTGTGTCGCGCATTTTTTCTAGCCAGATTTTCGAGTCTACGTTCTTCGATAAAACGGAGTGATCCATAATACCAGTTAAGGATACGCCCAATAATCTTTCTTCCTCTGTGTTGTCTTTCCATACTTTCCTCAAATACCTGAAGTCAGTGAGAGTGGACTGTATCGTTCCCAAGATGGTAGCTAGACGCACTTTACGTTCTAGGGTCTTGAGTGTATCGTGTTCACGCACTACCACTTCTGACAGGTTACAGAATTGATATGGGCGCAGTATTATCTCACTGCAGGGATTGGTGCCCCACATGTATCCCTGTTCACGGCGTCCGTTGCGACCTACCTGTTTGTCTGCAGCTTCACGATTGAAGATACCACGCTCTCCTGACTTGGAGTCGTACAACGCAAGCCACTCACGCATGAACGTGCCCATCTCTGGTTTGTTTTTATACGCTACAGAGTTGTTTGCTAACGCTCGTTGTGGTTCATAGTCATACCACTTGCCAGACTTAGCATGTGCCATTTGATCGTCGTTCAGATTCGACAAGCTAATCAACGCAGAGCGGCGCACTCCCCCTACGACTACAACCTCTCCCACCTTGCACATAAGATCGTGACATTCGATAGGATATAGTCTGCGCCCCTTTGCTTTCTTAAATGTTTCTATCGTAAAATTAAACAAATCAATCAAAGGTTGTGGTCCAGATGCACGTCCTCCCATGATCTTCAAACGTGCGCCAGCAGGACGAATGTCATCCATGTTGTATTGCGGAACTTGCCCTGCATAGAGCAACGCAATCAGCTCACGATACGCCTTTGCCCATCCCGGCTTACTATCTGCTACATTTATCACTGTGTCTGACTCACTAAAGTTGTCCGACACCACGGGCAGCTTCTCTACGTTTTCACGCTCCACAGAAAACCCCACACCTGTACCACACATCAGGATGTACATGCACTCATCGAACGCACGAGGACTGTCTACAGGTATGTAGCTGCAGTTGTAACCACAGATATTATCTCGTGCTAGAGCGGGTCCAGCGGTCATCATAGACCTCATGGACGGCATGATCTCAAGGTTCAAGATAGCTTCACGCAAATCCTCGACGTCAACATCAGGAAGAACATAGTTAAACTTGTCCTTCATGTGATCCAACATAAAGGCGATGTATCGATCTACAGTTTCATCGAAGTTTTCACGGCGTCCCTCGTCCTCTATCCAACGGGCGTAGCGTGACTTGTGTATAAACTCTTGGTAGGGGGTGGGCAGTAAATTATTCATTGTCTTGTCCTTCTTTTGCTTTGATTAATCTGTCTAGGTAGAATTGCGCTTTCTTGAGGTCTTCGACTCCGTTTTTGTAACGGTATCTCCAGAGGTATTTGATGATGTTTCCTTGCAGGTAGTATTCGTAGCCATCGTCTGTCGCCGCCTCGATTGCATCAAGGCATTCGATACCTGCTTGATTATAGTGTGGCGGGTTGTTGACGTTATCACGGTCTACTCCATTTGCCCAATTCTTGTAGGCGTTAGTTTGCATGTCACTCATCTTTTGCCTCATGTATTCTTCGTGTCTCATTGCTTTGTTCCGAAGTCTATTTTGATTACGTTAGAACCTTCTTCTCGACTGATTTCAGGATTATTTGTAGCTTCCGCTAAAGACTCTCTCACATGCTCTTGAGCTAATCTAGCCATACCTGCAGCAGTAACTCTTTCAAAGTCTGAATCGATAAGTTCCATAATTCCGTTGAGGACTATAGTGCCAGCTTCAAAATACTGGGAGTCGTCCTCTTCTGTTGTATCATACGCCGATATGGAGAATGTCTCATCATCTAGTTTGTTGAGTATAATGTACCACCTGTCGGGTAAGAGACTTGCTTTCTCTAGTTGCCTATCATCAATCGTCATTTTTCAACCACTCCTCTGGCACTGCACCTTCAGCCCATTCGAATCCGTGCTTATCTGCCCACATCCCATACGTGGTCTTGCTGCCTCTGTATATTTTATTTTTAGAATTAAGAAATAAAATTCTTATATCGTGATCAGGGTATTGTTCTTTTATGAGTTGCATCTTTACCCTGTCCCCCTTGTCGAAGTACCCCTTCGCTTCAATGAATATCTTCTGATCAGGTAAGTAAAAGTCTGGAGTATACGTTCTAGGCTTGGGAACATAAGTCAGTCTTGTTGACTCATACTCGTAAGGCACAGACTTTCTAGCCAGTGTCTTTGCCAAGTTCAACTCAAAGTTAGACCTAAACTCTGATCGTCTAGCGTTTCTTTTCACAGTTTCATTCCTATTGAACCCATTCTTTTTAGCACGTACCCTGCGACCTTTGGGGATTGTTTTTCTAGGGTAGAAAGTTCGTTTGTCAAGTGGATCAATGGAACGCATACGTTAGCTCCTGATTGTGACACTTTTGATATCTTAGACAGTTCAGATTCTAAGTGCAACATGTCTCGCTTTTCTGTTTGGAAAGATAAAGTTCCTGTATCGCTGTAGTTTTCACGCAAACAAATAGGTAAGCCTCGTTGACTTTGTCTGATGTGTACTATCCTTCTGTCTCCACCTTCACCCCTAGATGATTCTACGTAGACGTGGTACAGGTCAGGATTCATTTCCATCAGGTCAATCTCGTACTCTCTAACAAATATGTATGGCATATCATAGTTCTTTCTTTTTAAGTCTGGTATACCACACCTGCGGAGGGAACTTTGCTTTCGACGTAACTTTGCTGTGCATCTCAGCTTTAGGCCAACAGTGAAGCTTGTGACCACAGAAGCCGCAGGGCTTGGGCATCAGCTTGTTTCCTGTGCGTACTAAACCTCCATCCCTGTATGTCTCGAACTCATCTGGAAATGGCCTAAAAGGTTTAGACTTCGGGTTTGTCAAAAACTTGACACGTTCTTCAGCGTCTGCCATGTATCTGACACGATCCTCATCCTGCCAGTCGGGAGCCTCTGCTACGGCAATCTGTCCACTAGACTTGTTTATTACTATCCAGCCACCGAACGGCATGTTCATAGCAGTGGCATACAGGTAGCCTTGCATAACATAACCGAATGGATCATCCTCTTTTATAGAGTCGTATCCTCCGAATCCAAACTTGTGCTTGAAAGCCCAGTCACTAGCAGACTTGATGTCCCACACTTTTTCGACACCGGACTCGTCACGTATGATAACATCTAAAGTGCCCTTGATCTTGTGACCAGCTATTTCTAGTTCTACTTCTTTTTGAAAATCTACAATGTCTATGCCAGCCTCGCGCATGATGCACATCATCATAGCTTCTGACAAATCACCAAACCAAAAACGAGTGGGAGCGTTGTAGGGCATCTCTTCTTTGTGTCCGTCCCTCTCTAGGATTTGTTGGCACAGATGCCTACCCAGACCGGACATGCGTATTCTGTATTCTCTTTTATCTTTTGATATTTGC